TATTAAAGATTATCAAGATGGATCAAGACGAACATTCCCATTATTCTACAATGGAGATCTGATTAGTTTTGAACAAGATCGTGACTCCAGAACAACTCTGCAAAATTGTCTTTTGATTTTCATCAATGGTGTGCTTCAGGAACCTGGAGTTGCTTATGAATTTGGTGGAGGAACATCCTTCATATTCACAACGGCACCAAAAATAGAAGATAGCATTTCAATTTATTTCTACAAAGGAACACCAGCAGACATTCAGATTGTTACTAACGTTTCAGAAACAATCAAGAAAGGAGATACTGTCCAGGTATTGAAATATAATTCAAAACCCAATATTTCTGGTCAAGATAAGAGAACTGTAACAGATTTATCTTACTCAGATAAATTTGAAACAGACTTGTATTCTGGTCAAGGCATCAGCACAACTTTCAGACCATTAAGTTGGACTAAGCAAAAGTCTGATAAGAAAATAAATGGAGAGATTGTTTCAAAATCAAGGGATTCCATCGAATCTTTAATATTCCCAACTGCAAATGTTATAGGAGACTTGTCAACTACAGATACTGAAGTATTCATTGATAGTGTTGAACTGTTTAAGTACGAAGATCCAGACCTAGCTTCTTTTGATTGTTTGGTAATTGGTGGAATATCAACTGCTGCTATATCCACTGTTACTGGAAATGACTCTATTGAACTTATATCTAATTTCACAACAATTCAAGGAGACTCTGGTGCCATTGTTGGTATTGCAACAACAAGTACTCCAAACCTTGCAATAGAATTTACTTTAGATTCTTTGGTTACTTCCAATTTACAAGTTGGTTATCCAATTTACATTTTTGACACGCTGGTTGGAAATGGAGTTACATCCATTATCTCTTCAGATTCCGAAGTTGTTGGAATAGGAACTACTCGTGTTGATAATATCTACAGTGTAACTGCATTAGATAACGCAAGTGGTGTTATAACCTGTAGAGTCCACTCTGCTTCTGATATAGTTGGAATTAACACTACAGGATCTACTGATTATCCTGTTGGAAGATATTCCTGGGGAAGAATATCCAATACTTCTGGTTTGGTTAGATCTGGAAATCCAATTTCGATTGGGGTAACAGGAAATATCGTATCTGGATTGGCAACATATCCAGTGGTCCAAAGAAGAAACGTTGGTATAAGGTCTACTGGCGCTCTTCCTAAACTGTTATAAATATCTAAAAAACTATGTTAATATGGCTGCTGTCGTAACAGATCAATTTAGAATACTGAATGCTAATAATTTTGTCGATTCCGTTCTAGATAATAATAATTCATATTATGTGTTTTTAGGTTTGCCGAACTCATCGGTTACTGGATTTGGCAGAACGTCTACTTGGAGTACCGCATCCAGTGGTCCTCCAAGTCCTACTGATAATTTACAATACTTGTCTCATTATAGAGACACTGGATTGTTTGGAAAAAGAATTACAAGCACTAATATTAGAAGAGTAATAAGAAAAGTTCAGTGGACGACAAATACTGCCTATGACATGTATAGGCATGATTATAGTTCTTCTAATCTTACACCAAATTCTGGAACAAGTAGATTATATGATTCAAATTACTATGTAATTAATAGTGATTTTAGAGTCTATATTTGTATTGATAATGGTTCTTCTGGAACTAATGTAAAAGGAGAAAGATCTAAATTTGAACCAACATCCACAGATTTGCAACCATTTTCTGCAGGATCTGACGGATATTTGTGGAAATATTTGTTCTCCATTTCACCAAGTGATGTAATTAAGTTTGACTCCACAGAATATATTGTGGTTCCAAACGATTGGGACATTTCAACAGACACACAAATTCAATCTGTTAGAGAAGCAGGAGATTCTGATACAAATAACAATCAGATTAAAAAAGTTTATATTGAAAGTGGTGGAACTGGATATTCTAATGGAACATATGATATTTTAGGTGATGGAAGTGGCGGCAGAGTTTCTATTACAGTTGACAGTAATGGAACTATTACTTCTACTAGTGTTGTTACTGGAGGAAAAGGATATACTTTTGGAATCGTTGATTTGGAAAGAACCGGAACCATTTCAAGCGCAGCAAATCTTATTCCAATCATTCCACCATCTAAAGGACATGGTTATGATATTTACAGTGAACTTGGAACTGATAGAGTTTTAGTTTATTCTAGATTTGATGATTCAACTAAAGATTTCCCCGTCGATACAAAGTTTGCTCAAGTTGGAATTGTAAAAAATCCTAAGGAATATGCTGGTGTTTCCACGTTTACAGGATCAACTTATTCTGGATTGTATGCATTAAAACTTGATGCTGGATACACTGGTACACCTACAGTTGGAGAAACTGTGTCGCAAACACAATCTTCGACAGATATTGCAAAGGGATATGTAGCTTCATATGACAGCACTACAAAAGTTTTGAAATATTTCAAAGATAGATCTTTATTCCTTACAAATGGTGTAAATCAAGAGGATAGAACAACCATTGGCGTAAACTCCAAAGTTGTTGAATTTAATAATAGCGATAGTATAACCTTCACCACAGCATCTAGCACCACTGTATCTGCAGGATTTACTGGAAGTTCAGTAAATGGAACAAATTTGGGAATTACTTTCACAGGTGGTCTTGCCAATCCAGAGATAAATAAAAAGACGGGGGACATTATCTACATTGATAACAGACCCGAGGTTGAAAGAAATCTTAGGCAAAAAGAAGACGTTAAAATCATTCTGGAATTCTAAAAAAGATGGCACAAAAAACAGACTTAAATATCAACCCCTATTTTGATGATTTCGATTCGGGTAAAAACTTTTACAAAGTCTTATTTAAGCCAGGATATCCAGTTCAGGCACGAGAACTAACGACGTTACAATCAATATTACAAAATCAAATCGAATCTTTTGGAAGTTATACTTTCAAAGAAGGAACAGTTGTAATTCCAGGTAATATTGCATATGATAGTCAATTCTATGCGGTAAAACTAAATTCAACTACTTTTGGTGTTGATGTAGCTCTTTACATCGACAAATTTATTGGCAAGAAGATAACGGGTCAAACATCAGGAACTACGGCAACTATTCAATATGTCGCTCTTCCAGATGGATCAAATGTAGAAGACACTACGATTTATGTAAAATACGTAGATTCTAACGACAATTTTGTTTTTGATCAGTTTGAAGATGGCGAATCTTTATATGCTGATGAAAACGTAACTTATGGTAACACCACGATCAATTCTGGAACTCCATTTGCATCTTTAATTAGTTCCGATGCAACTTCTATCGGATCTGCTGCATCAATAGGAGAAGGGGTTTACTTTATTAGAGGATATTTTGCTAATGTTTCTAAACAAACAATAGTATTAGATCATTACACAAATACACCATCATACAGAGTAGGATTAACAATACAAGAACTTCTTGTAAATGCTAAGGATGATTCTTCTTTATATGATAACGCAAAAGGATTTACAAACTTCTCTGCACCAGGTGCAGACAGACTGCAAATTAATTTAACATTAACCAAGAAGTTACTAACTGATACTAACGATACAGACTTTGTAGAACTTCTTAGAGTAGAAGATGGTAAAATAAAGAAAATTGAGAATAAAACTCAACTTAATAGACTTGGAGATTATATTGCAGAAAGAACTTATGAAGAGTCTGGTCACTATGCACTAGAGAATTTCAAATTATCATTACATAATTCTTTAAATGATAAATTGGGTAATGATGGTTTATTTTTCAACAATCAATCAACAGAGCAATTGAACACTCCATCAGAAGATCTGATGTGTGTAAAAGTTTCTTCTGGAGAGGCATATGTTGGAGGATATAATGTTGAAAAGGTTGCAAATACGATTCTTGACGTAGAAAAACCAAGAGATACTGCAACAGTATCAACAGCAAATATTCCCTTTGAAATGGGAAATCTTCTAAGAGTTAATAATGTATCTGGTGCTCCAAAACAAAAAGAATCTATTGATCTTTATAATCAATTTGCTGGTGGTGGAACACAGATTGGTGATGCCAGAGTCTATACATTCAACTTAACTGGTTCTGCATATCAGGATGCATCTACAAATTGGGATCTATATCTTTATGATGTTCAGACTTATACATCTCTTACACTAAACACACCAGTAGCACCTTTAGGTCTTATAACCTCTTCTTATATTAAAGGAAAGAGTAGTGGTGCTAGTGGATATGCCGTTTCTTCTGGATCTGGAAGCACAGTAAGTATTAGACAGACTTCTGGAACTTTTGCTGTAGGAGAGCAACTCATTATTAATGGAATAGATGCTTCTGCTACAGTTGCATCAGTTATCGTATATGGAACTAGAGATATCAAGTCAGTTTCTCAGTCTGGTGTTTCTGGATTCCCATCATTTACTGCAGATTCTTTACTAGATTCTACCAATCTTCCAAATGGTGTTATTGGTGGAACCATCAGTGGTGGAAATACTCTTGTAAGTCCAGGAAAAGTGTTCACAGGCGTTAAAGTCGGTGACATTATCAGATATCAAACTGCCTCTGGCGATGAAACTTTCAACAGAGTTACAGCAAACAATACAACATCTTTAACAATCGCAGCGTCTACAACTGTTTCTGGTGTTCATGTAGGAACAGTTTCTAATGGAACATATTCGCAAATCAAACTTGGCGTTCCAGCACTGAGAAATCAAGATAAAGGATATCTCTATGCAGAACTTCCTGATTCGAACATCGAATCAGTAAATCTTTCTGGATCAACTTTAAAAATATCGGAACAGATTACTGGAGAAAGTACAGATTCATCTGGAGTATTAACTTTTGATCTTTCATCAATTAGTGGAATTTCTAGTGCGTTTTTCGATCCATTCGATGAAGAAAGATATTCTGTACACTATACTGGTGGTGGAATTGGTACAGTAACATCCGATGCGTTTTCAATTAGTGGCAACACAGTAACCATTAATGGTTTGACCGCATCGCAGTCTAGTATTGTTGTTAATACTTCTTTGACCAAAAATGGAATTCAAAGTAAGATAAAAGATTACACAAGAAGTTCTACAGTAGACGTTGTTTACTCTAAGTATGGACAGTCTGGTGTTGGTGTTAATACATCAATTAATGATGGTTTAACTTACAATACAAATTATGGTTTAAGAGTTCAAGACGAAGAAATTTCTTTGAATTGGCCAGATGTAGTAAAAGTTCTCGCTGTTTTCGAATCTTTAGACGAAAATGCGCCAACTTTGGATCAAATTCAATTCTTTGATACTGCAGTTGTAAGCAATGCTATTATCGGAGAAAATATAGTAAGTTCATCAAGCAACGCCATAGCAAGAGTTGTTGCTAAACCATCTTCACTTGTTTTATCCGTTGTCTATTTAAATCAAGACAGATTTATTAACGGAGAAACGGTAACACTTGAAGAGTCTAATAACACTGCTCCAATTCAGTCTCTAACAAAAGGTTCCTATAAAAATATAACATCATCTTTTGTCTTAGATAAGAGTCAGAAAGATCAGTACTATGATTATTCAAGACTTATCAGAAGTGTAAATACTCCTGTTCCATCCAGAAGATTGAAAGTTGTATTTGATCATTATACAATTCCTGCTTCAGATAATGGAGATGTATACACAGTTTTAAGTTATGGCGAGGATAGATTTGCCGAAGATATTCCTTCCATTGGACCAAGAAAGGTAAGATCTACAGATACACTTGACTTTAGACCAAGAGTATCTCAGTTTACTGTAACGGATAAATCTCCATTTGACTTCGACTCAAGAAGTTTTGGAACATTACCAAAACTTATCTTAAAACCAAAAGAAAGTTCACTTATTGGATATAATTATTACTTACCAAGAATCGATAAAATTTATCTTGATACTTTTGGAAACTTTATTGTTCAAAAAGGTATTTCTGGTGTAAATCCAAAAGTTCCATCAAATAACAATCCAGATGGTTTGATGGATCTGGGAACAATTTCTCTCCCAGCATATCTTTATGATCCTAGCGATGCAGAAATTTCTCTTGTAGATAATAGAAGATATACAATGAGAGATATTGGAAATCTTGAAGATAGAATTGAAAATCTTGAACGTGTAACATCTCTCTCGCTCTTAGAAGTTAACACTCAAACTCTTCAGGTTCAGGATGCATCTGGAAATAACAGATTCAAGACAGGTTTCTTTGTTGATGATTTCAAGAACAACTCTTTGATTAACCTGGATATATCTTCCATAGAGGTAAATACTGACACTCAAGAATTAACAACGATTGTTAGCGATAATTCTCTCAAGGGACAAATCGCACCTTCAACAGACATTACTGATGAGAATTTAGATATTTCTACAAACTTTGATCTATTAGATTCTAACGTCCAAAAGACTGGAAGTGCTATTACTTTAAAATATACAAATGTTGGATGGATCGAACAACCATTAGCAACAAGAGTAGAAAATGTAAATCCATTCCATGTTGTTTCATATAATGGATTTGTAAAACTATCTCCATCTAGCGATAGTTGGGTTAGAACAGTTAGACTTCCTGAGTCAAATTCAACTATAACAAGAAACGTTCCAGATCCAAATCGTGCGGGAACGACTGGAACTTTTGTTACCTCCAGAGATGTTGTTGTATCTTCTGGTAGAGATGCATACATGCGTTCCAGAAATACACAGTTCTATGCAAATAACTTAAAACCACTTACAAGATTCTATCAATTCTTTGATGGAAATGGCAGTGTTGATTTTATTCCAAAATTACTTGAAATTGCCAATGATAGCACTTTGGCAAATTATGGATCAGTAGGAGCATTTGAAGTAGGAGAAACTGTAATTGGTTATAATGATGGTGAGTCTGTAATTTCTTTCAGACTTTCATCTGGAAATCATAAAGAAGGCGCATTTAATTCTCCATCAAAAACTTTCAATATAAATCCATATGCAAAGTCAGAGAATTTATCTGTTTCATATAGTCAGTCAACTAAAGTTCTGAATGTTGATACATTTGCACTGTCTGAAGAAGCACA